CAACCGCGACATCGTAGGAGGGTAACGCTATCCCTTTCTCAGCCGGCACGTTTAGTAGAATTTACAACTGGGCCACTGAAGGCGCCAGCCCTCCTATCTCCATTGCCAAGCTCGACACGCAAGAGGCTGATGTCGCTACTGCGCTGAGTAACTGCATCCTCCGCGATGGCACTGGCCTTCCCACTGCAACTACGCCGTGGAACTCGCAGAGCATTACGGGCGTTGCGAACATGTCGGTTGACCGCGTTACGGTCAATGGCGGGACTGTTCCTACAAACGGTATGTACCTATCGGCTGCTAATACTGTTGCTTGGGCTAGTAATACGACGCTGCGCGGCAGTGTTAATAGCACGGGCAACTGGTCCTTAGTCGCTGCATCTGCGGGCACTACGTTCACGGTTGCGGGTGGCGGCGTTGCGATCACTGGAAACTCGACTATTACTGGAACGCTTACGGGCCTTACGGGACTTACGCTCTCGTCAGGGACGATCACTGGTGATGGGTCTACGATCACGGCGCTTAATGCCACTCAGCTTACGACCGGCACTGTCCCTTCTGCTCGGGTTGCTGGCGCTTATACAGCGATCACGGCGATTGGTAATACTGGGAGCCATATCTCTTTAGGCGCCGCCGGAAACGTCACGATCAACGCGCCGAGTAGTGGGGTTGCTCTTGATGTAGGGGTTGGCGGATCTGCGTCATATAGTATCCGCGCTAATGGAGCTGTTAGATTTACTGGGGCTGCGACAGTTGGTGCTGCTGAAGTATCGGTCATCAACTTTGAATCGCCAGTAACTAGGCTATACGTTGGAGATGGTACTGGATATTCTTTTAAGTTCTCCAAACGTACCGCATCAGTTACAACTGATTTGGTGAGCATCGCAGATGCCGGCAACGTCACTATTAGCAACCCCACCTCAGGCGTCGCCCTCACCATCTCCGGCGGCGGCCTGTCCGTCACCGGTACATCAACCCTTGCAACTACCACCGTCTCCGGCACCAGCGGCGTATCGTTCACGGTCAATGCAACCTCTGGTACGCATTCGACGCAGATCGCTGATAGCGCCAATACCAAGTACAACGCTGGCTACCTTGAGTTGCCGGTTAACTCTGCGGGTGCGACCTATACGGCGGTGCTGGCCGATTCGGGCAAGGAGTTGTACTACAACGGTACAGGCGCCACGACGTATACGATCCCTGCCAACGCGTCGGTTGCATACCCTGTCGGCACTACGCTTACGTTCTGCAATGATGCTACGGGCGCTACGAATATGACTATTGCGATCACGACGGATACTCTGGTGCTGACTCCTGGTGGCTCTACGGGCTCAAGGACTCTTGCGCAGTACGGTCGTGCTACGGCTCACAAGGTCACGGCTACGCGGTGGTTTATAAGCGGCACTGGCCTGTCATGAGTGCGATTGCAATAATGATGGCTGGTGGGACTGAGTTGTTCTCAGGCTCACTTGTAGCGGGGGATAACCTCTCTGGTGGCACTGGCGTCAAAGGGTTCGCCACGTCTGGTGCGCTTGGGTCATTGACGCCTACTGCGTTCTTAGGTGGAAACATCAATTCATGGGGCGACCAGTACGTTACCAGCGCCTATGTCTTGACTGCGTTTTCAGTCACTACTGCAGTTGATCCGGGGAAATTTGCCATTACGCGCATTGTGTCAAACGGCGTTACATGGACAATTGGAGCCGGCACCAGTTACAGCTATTCCGCCGGTGCGGCAACATGGTCAGAGAGCATCAACGGAGGCCTAGGCTTCGCCTTCATCGGAGGTAACACTTACAACCCGTCGAAGGTGAACCAGTGACCCAGCGCGCACCCTACGGCGGGATGACTGAGGCCGAGATTGAGGACTTGGTGGAGCGAGTCACGGAGAAAGTAGTGGAAAACTTCTACGCAGAGGTGGGAAAAAACGTGGTCAAGAAAGGGCTGTGGCTTGCAGGCATCGTGGGAGTTGGTATCGCTATTTTCTTCGGCTTCGCGGGCAAAGGCGTACACCAGTGAGCATTGTCGACGACCTCAAGCGCGACGAGGGGGCTATCCTTATCGCAGGCCGTCACAGGGTCTATAGGGACTCGCTGGGGCTGGATACGATAGGGTACGGCAGGCTGCTGTCCCGTGGGCTGTCTGAGGATGAGGCGCTATACCTGCTTGAGAATGACATCAAGGGCGCCGAGGCTCAGGCTGCCAAGTACGACTGGTTCCACGACCTCGATGAGGTCCGTCAGGCTGTCGTAACAGAGATGCTGTTCAATATTGGCCCTGACCGGTTCAACGGGTTTGCACTGATGAAGGCTGCGCTGGAAAGACGGGATTATGTCGAAGCCGCTCACCAGATGCGGGCTAGCAAGTGGGCGGAGCAGGTGAAGGGCAGGGCTGTGAGATTGGCCGCGATGATGGAGACGGGGAAGTGGCCGTGAAGGCGGGGTCTGTTGCGCAGGCTTGCGTAGCGGTAGGGGTGATGGTAGCGTTCTTTGCTGTACTCTACTGGCTGCTGGAAGGCAATAAGGACTTAACGCCCGGCGTTAAAGAGGTAGTGCTAGTGCTGACAGGTGTTCTTGCCGGTGCGTTCAAGGACGTAGTGGGGTTCTTCCTCGGCTCGTCGTTAGGCAGTCAGCGCAAGGATGAGGTCATTAGGCAGGCGAACCCGGTGCCATGAAAATAACCCGCACAGTCCAAATTAACGACGGTAGCTGGTATCTGCTATCAGACTACACGCGCGACGTATGCTGCGACTGCAGCTTGGTGCATGACGTGGACTACAAGATCGAGAACGGCAAGATCCTGGTAAAGACTACGGTCAATAGGCGAGAGACTAACAGGCTTAGGAAGGCGGATAAGGCTGGCAAATGAAGCGCCACATGGTCATTCCCGACGCGCAGATCAAGCCGGGCGGGGATACCAGACACATCGATTGGGCCGCTCAGGCGATAGTCGAATACCAACCTGACGTGATCGTGTGTATCGGTGACTGGTGGGACTTCCCATCGCTCAATAGTCACAGTGAGAAGGGTAGTGAGGAGCTAGAGGGCGCGCGGTACAAGGACGACGTAGAGGCCGGCAATGAGGCGTTTCGCAGGTTATGCGCCCCGATGGACAAGGAGATTGCGCGTCGTGCCAACCTGCACAAGAAGCGATGGTATCCCCGCAAGGTGTTCATCACCGGCAACCACGAACACCGCGCCGACAGGGTTGCCAAGAACGACCCCAAGTGGAAGGGAATTATCGGGTCCCACAACTGCGAGACGCTCGACTGGGAACGCCATCCGTTCCTGAACGCGGTTGAGATAGACGGCATAGCCTATAACCACTATTTCCCCAATCCCTACAGCGGCAAGCCCATTGGCGGGACTGTGGTCAATCGCCTTAACGCCATTGGCAAGTCCTTTGTGCAGGGCCACCAGCAGGGGTTTCTGTACGCCTCCAAGCAGTACCCAGACCACGTAAAGCATGGACTTGTCTGCGGGCGGTTCTACCTCGACAACGAGAATTATCGGCCCCCTGACGTACAGCATAGCGAGTGGAATGGGATTGTGGTATTGAATGAGGTCAGGAACGGCGGGTATGACCTCATGCCGCTGTCCTGTTCGTACCTTGAGAGGAAATACGCATGAGCGACGGAATGAGCGACTGGGCAGAAGAAAAGGCATCAGCGGGCCAGGTTGGGGGCAGTCACTATGCCAAGTACCCCATCCAGCCCAGCGAGTTCATTTTCGACAATGGACTCAACTGGTTGCAGGGAAATATTGTAAAATATACAGTGCGCTACAAGGACAAGGGCGGCCTTGAGGACCTTAAAAAAGCGCGCCACTACATCGACCTACTGATTGAGTGGGAGTACGGCAGATGATGGCAGTCCTGCAGCTTGCATGGGCATACAGGAAATACGTCGCCTCAGTGCTGGCGCTTGTAGCGGTGTATGTCATATATGGCATGTGGCACCACCACGTATTCCAGTTAGGCGTGAAGGCCGAGGACATCGTGTGGCAGGCCAGGATCGACAAACAACGAGCGGCATACGACAAGGAACTGGCCCGTCAGCAGGCTGAGAAAGACGCCATTGCGGCGCACAACGAACAGGTGTTACATGACTACAATGCGCAGTTGCTGGCTATTGCTGGCGATCGGGACAGCCTCGCTCGCAGGGTGCGGGAATACCAAACCCGACTTGCCGCCCTTGGTAGTGCCGTGTCCCAAGCCGGTCATCCCAGCGGAGCTGCTGATGCCCCCCAAGTCGCCGGCGGCACGGGAGGCTTTGATGAGGCTTTTGACGCCTACGACCGCGCCTGCAGGGACGACGCGGCCAAATTAGAGGCGCTGCAGGATGCCGTCAGGCCCATCGTGTCCCAAACCCTACCCCAAACCGGCGCCAGTCCGTACAGGGCACCGTAGCGTCCGTAATCCAGTATTTCCACCCCACGGTGAGCCAGTGGCCTTTAGGGCTGATCCAGACCAGACGGGTAGCCCAGCCCTGCCATAGGAACGTAAACCGCCCGTAGACCCTGTAATGCACTTTACCGACCACTGGCGGGGGGTGCAGCCAGGTTATGAAGCGCAGGTTGTTTACGGGGTTGCGGTATGCGGCCCACACCCACATGCGCCAGAAACACGGCCATGTCGGGGTGGATTCCGTGTACCACTCAGGGAAGTAGCCGTCCTCATCGTTGCCAAAAAGCCACAGCCAGCGGGGGGCGGTTAAAATAGCCCTACCATCGATCGGTGACCTCGTAGATATGCGGCAAAGTATTGCGACTGGTACAACAGCAAAACCTAAAACCTGTAGCACAAGGGTGACCAGGTTATAGGCCAGCCACAGGAAGGGGGAGTAGATTAGGCGCCACATTATTCGCACACTCCTTTAAGCCACTCCAGCAGCGCGCGGGCTTCGGCCTCATTCAGACACAAGTCGTCTCCGTGACAGTACAGCGTGACTGTCAGTTCTCCCTCGTCAACCTCGGCGTCTAGGTCTTTGCACTCCACCGGCTTCACTTGCTTGAGGGTCATGGCGAATACTCCATAAGGTCAGGCATAACCTTGATCGCATCTTCCTGCCAATTGTCTGGGAAGTAATACCCATCCTCGCAAGACGCCTGCCATGCTCCAATGATTAGGTTGCGCGTGGCTGAATCCCCCTTCCGCCGCTCCTGAAGCTCGCGGAGGGCTGCACAAACCTGCAGCGAAGTTTCTCCATGCAATAAAACATGGTTTTCAGGGCTGTAAGAATTTGTCAGCGTGACAAGTTCCGCCAGCCGCTCGTCGCTTATCCTGTCGGTCATGGCTTCACCCATGCGTTGCAGATGTAGAGGGTCGGGCGATACAAGGCGCGCATCGGCATATACCAACTCCTACGCTTAGGATGCGCTGCGACTGCCTTGCCGCCGTAGAAGTAGTAGCTGCGACGGCTCACAACCCATGCTCCCGCAGCCAGTCGTGGGCCACATCTCGCGCATCCACTACAAACGGGTTCGACTTCGCAATCTCCCGCAGGCACGCGACGGCGCTGTCTCGCATCGTGAGTGCAGCGTTGTACTCGTTGGCGATGAAGTCCTTGTGCTTCTTCTCCAGTTTCCAGATGTCGCAGTTGTCGGTGTGGCCGTCCGGGATTTCTCCATCGCAGACCTTGCAGCACCAGTGCTTGTCGAGGAAGCATCCGTTGCGCTCATTGCTTGGCTTTGCCTCACTCATCGCGCTTCTCCTGCTTGCTGCGGGCGGCTCGTCTTTGCAACTCAACGGTCGCAGCCATTGCAATGTTGAACTCGTCGCAGATGCGTTCGGCTGGATCTTCCTCGCATACGTCTCCAGCACGGTCAACGAATTGCATCGCTACGCGGCCTAGTTCGGCATCCTCCCTCAACCCCGCAATCTCTGCGTCCTTGGCGGCTATGAGGGCGTCGGCTTCGGAGTGCCCACGCACGCTAACATTGCAATCGTTACCGTGCGGCTTGTCCGTTATCAGGATGTCATAGGCTGCCGCCTTAGACCGCGACAGCAGTTCTTTCCCGATCAGGGCTGATATGGAAAGGTACAGTTCCTCTACCAGACTAAAGGCTGCGGACGATGCTGTAGTCTGTTCAATGCTGGCATGGGGTGCGCGCTCTATCAGGCAGGCCACGCGATAGGCGCGTCGCAGGATCGGATGAAGCGTCATATCTCCGACGTTTCCGTAGGCAGTGATCGTTTCCCACGGCTCGTCGGGGCGGTTTACGGGATCGTCGTTTTGCTCACTCATGGTGACTATTTCCTTCAAGCCGTGCTTCGGTTCGGTGGTCATGGCGACTCCTCAGCGGAATGATTGGCTCGGTACTGCATCAGTTCTGCAAGCAATTTCGCTACATCTGCGCAGTCTGGTGAGTCCTGACCTTTGTAGAAATATGCTTTTTGCAATTCCTTCAGCCGCTCGCTTGAAACTTTCATGCTGTTGCCTCGAATAGTTGCTTTTGACATGTCGGCGCTTTGTCAACGCGAGGGCGGCTAGGAACATTCCAACTCCCGCCACCAGCAACGCCAATTAGTTTCCAGCCTGCGGCCACAAGGCTTGTACCTGGCTCGCTGGCGAGGATGTAGGTGCCGATCCGCTTGTACCCAAGCGCAAAACAGGCCCGTCGAGCTGCGCCGTACAAAAAGCTACAGGCGTCCTTGGTGCCGTCTGTTGCCAGCCGCGTTACTTCAAGGGTCATTCCATCGTCGCGCATACGCGCAACAGGACGACCCACGATGACTACGCCGACAATCTGCTCGCCATTCGCCGCTCCGATGCTGAACTTGTGTCCGACCACGGGCTTGTGATGCCGGTGATGTTGCGACACAAATTCGTTAGCCTCGGCAAGCGTCATTGGGTACGTTGTCAGGCTCAAGCGCCCTCCTCCTTGCTGCGGGCGGCGTCTACGGCGGCATCAAGTCTATCGAGCACAAGAAAGGTAAACGACATGGGTGAAGGGGTAACTTCGACAGCGACAACCCTGTCATACTGGCTTTTTTGTTCACGCAGCCACCTATACCGCTCCGCATCCAGCCTCAACCCCGCAATCTCCTCATCCTTGGCGGCTATGAGGGCGTCGGCTTCGGAGGCGAGAACGTAATACCCGTCGTCGTACTCAAGCATCACGCCAAGCAGCTTGTTGAGGTCGTACCGCTTCAAGCCGTGCTTCGGTTCGGTGGTCATACTCCACACATCCCTTCGCATTCGTTGTTGAAAGCGTCGATCTGACCACGTTCGCGCGGAGTCAGCAAGTCTACTTTATCCAGAGGCACCCTGTCGGCGTGCATGAACTGCCTCCCACGGAATCCTCTCACCGGCTCTCGGATAATCTTGTCCACTTCCAGAGCATCTGCCCATGCTTCGGGGTCTGCCTTGATCGCACGCCATTCGTCATCGGAGTGATACGGACAGCCAATGCACGACGATTTCCCCGGCTTCGGGTAGCCGTTGCGCTCCATCCATCGCAGGCAGTCATTGCGCGACATGCCCTTTTCGATCAGCGGCCAACGGTTCTTGATCCACTTGTCCGTGCTGGGCTTCATCCTCAGTGCTTCATCGGTAGAAATCCCAATAAGGGCCTCGCACGAATTGGGCGGAATCCTCGCGCCCTTCTCATATCCCAGTAGTCGGCGCATTTCACGGCGCAACGGCAGCAACTTGTGTTCGCTGGTGCACTGCCTGCGTCCCATGCCAGGCTTTCCATCCGGGCCAATGGTGAACCACGGGATCGAAGCAAACCGACCTCCTGTGCTGCTCTGCTTATTCATGATGGAATCGCGCAGGCTTCCGTTGCGCACGCGATAAACTGGATACGGCAACTGCTTTTCTAGCCAGTCCAGCCATTCGTATACCTTGCGCGGCTCCCAGCCGGTATCGGCAAAGACTGCGGCAGCGGGCATGTCAATTTCCCCGCGCGCAGCCATAAGGGCCATCGTGGACGACTGGACCCCAGCACCCAATGACAGGATGCGGGTGACGTCACTCATTGTGCACCTCCCGCGCTGCGTCTACTTCGTTCACTGCATCCCATAGCCCTCGGCCAAATACATCGGGTTGATTGGCTTCAAGCCACTTACAAACGCCAGCCAGCCGGCGAAACAGAAAGTCTCTGTGGCAGAACGGGCACCTTTCTGGCTCGTATGACTCGGTTTCAGTAACCGAATCACAGCATTCCCATTCCTTGCGATACATGCCCATTACTTTTCAACCTCCCGCGCTGCGATGGCGACATCAATCACAGAGTTCATATCTTCTGCGTCGCGTGTCTGGACAGCCCGTAGTGCATCGTCCTGCGCATAGGCGTCGCCGTTCATGCGTTCACGCAACCACCGATACCTCTGTGCGTCACGTTCCAGAGCCTCGCAGCGGGTGCGGAGTTCTTGCTCGCGCTTCAGGGCGGCGTCGCGTTCGGCTTCCATGTAGCCCAGCTTCACAGCAGTCTCGCCCATAGCCTTGATGGCAGCGTCCCGCTCCCGCTCCAACTGCGTGATCGCGGCGGCGGCTTCTGCAGGGGCTGTGAACCAAGTTTTGTCGTACATCTGCAGTCTTTTGCACAGGTCCGCGTACTGGCTCACGGCACTTCAACCACAGCCCGC